ATTGGGTGGTTCTTACTGATTCACAATTAACTACAAGTAAGAATACAGAATGGAAAACATATCGTCAAAGTTTGCGTGATTTACCAGCAAGTGCATCGCCTAAACTTGATGCAAATGGTAATTTAGATATGTCATCTGTTACTTTCCCTACTGAACCTAGTTAATTATGTCAGAGATCAAGGTAAATTCGATAAAAGGGGTAGGAGCTAGTGCTGCTGCTATTACTGTCAACAATACTGATGGAACGTGTACTGCCAATATTACTAATAACCTAAGTAATAGAAGAATAAATATTAATGGTTCTGTTCTTGTTAATCAGAGAGGAGATTCTACTGGCATTACCTCAACTGGTTATCATGGACCAGACAGATTTCGCACTACAATATACGGTGGAACATTTTCATTTTCACAAGCTGATTCTGGTTCAACACTTCCAGAATTTCCAAAATGTTTTAAAATAGATTGCACATCAGCAGCTTCCGCTCCTAGTAGTAGTCAAGAATGTAAAATAGGTCATGAGATGGAGGGTCAAGATATTCAACATCTTAATTATGGAAGTAGTAGTGCTAAAAAAACCACTCTTACATTTTATATAAGATCAAATAAAACAGAAACTTATACAGTATGGTATTACAGATCTGATGGTCAAAGAAATAATGCGGTAAATTTTAGTGTATCTTCTGCTAATACTTGGGAAAAGAAAACAATTACTATTGATGGTGATACTTCAAATGCTATAGCTAATGATAATACTGGGGGACTAAAATTTGAGTTTGTATTAAGTGCTGGATCTGACTTTACGAGTGGAAGTGCATTAAATGGATCTTGGGCAGATCTTGTAAATGCAAATAGATATGTTGGTAATACAGGAACCTTTGGACAAAGCACAGATGATGTTATTGAAATAACAGGAGTTCAATATGAAGTTTCAGACCATGCAACAGATTTCGAGCATAGGTCATTCGGTCAGGAGCTTGCTTTATGTCAGAGGTATTATTATATGCACGCAGATACAGTCACTACCAATATAGGTGTCGGGTCTTATTACAACGCAAGTGTATTTGCTTTTGACGTAAAATTTCCAACAACAATGAGAGCTGCACCTACGTTAGATTATGCTAACGGATCAAGCTATTATGTTATTTATACAAACAATACTACAGATCAGTTTGATGCAATGGGTATAGCAAGACCTTCACCACGATCTGCCGCTGTTGATTCATCAACAGGAACAAGCGGAACACAAGGTCATGCAGGTATTTGCGGTATAAATAATAGTGCAGGTCATATTGCTTTTTCTTCTGAACTTTAATTATGGCTTACCCTACAAACCCTATTTATAAACTATATAAGAGTCCAATGACAGGTGAAATTTCTGTTATGACTGTCAAAGGACTTAGTGTTCTTTCAATTCCATTTGATGAAGCAAACACCGACTACCAAGAGTACCTTGAGTGGGTAGCAGAGGGAAATACAGCCGAAGCTGCTGATTAATTAACCTTTTCGTGCATTTGTCTTGTCATTAACCCCATAGTGACGTAGAGAGGGGATAGGGCTACAATAAGCAGTAATACGACTACAGACATTAATGCTGTGGCTCTTGCTATCTGTTCTTTTATCATGTTTCAAAAAATAGCTAATGTTTTAAGTATTGTCTCTTTTCTCATGGTAGCTTCTATGAGTGGTGGGGCTTACTTTGGTTATAAGTATGTAACGTCTGAACAATTTAAGGCTAAGATTATGAACCAAATACTTGGTGAAGTAAAAGGTTTATTACCCAATGTATTAGATAAAGGTTTGCCTAATATGACAGGTCCATCAATTCCTACACCACCTAGACAAAAAGAATTAAAATTTTAATTGGAAATACCTGAGATACATATACCTGATGTTCATATCCCATATACCTATGTGCCTGACTACGGCCACTCTAATGTACAAATTATAGGTTGCACTTATTACCACAGAGATACAAAGAATACAGGCAATAGAAATTTAATAATAGAAGACCCTAATGGTGTGGTTAGTAATTGTCCGTACCCTAGCTTTAACCCATTGGACTATGTACCAGATCAATTAACAATTACAGAAGAGATGCCTAATCTTGCTAATGAAAGTGAGATGCCAACAAGTGAACCACCTAAAACTGAAATACCAAAAGAAAAAAAAAAGGAAGATGAATACAAACCATGTCCTAGTAAAAGAGAACAAAGAGTAGGAGACTTTCGTAACGAAAAAAGATTAGAACGTGTTACTGGACATAAAAGAGGGGATGATGGGATTGAATGTATTACTCTCTATGAAGACGTACCGTTCATCGACCAATACATACCTACGCCTAGCGTGGTTGTCTCTACTGCTGCTATTGCTACTGTGGCTGCAACTACTCCTATTATTATAAATTTAATAAAACCACTAGTTAAACAAGTAATTAAAAAAGTTACTTCTGGGAAGACAAAGAATGAGAGTGAGGGATCACCTGACCAGGAGGAACAGTAACTGCAATACCCTCGCATATAGTTGCAAACTTACCTGTAAACTGTACTCCCAACTTAGCCTGTTCACCACATACTTTTAACCGAAACAAAGCGACTTCTAATTCAGTTTTTTTATACAATAATTCTTGATTTTTTATATTTATTTCTGTTGCCTTATGGCATAGTGCAGGTGCTTTGCCTAACGGAATACTGAACTGTGCTGATATACCGTAGTTTAAATTGTAATTATCTTTCTCAAACCTTGGTGTTTCTTGAACGTATTTTATTTCACCAGTAGTTTCGTCATAAATATTTTGTCTAGTCACAGTTTCTATAGGACGATTAAATGACCATGCATCAGTTACATAAGGAGTAATGGTAAGGCTAGGAGAACTACAAACAATACCTTGACTCATTCTAAATTGTGGTGTTGAGCTAGGAGCAATCATAGTAGCATTGTTATTAACTGTTCCCTGTGCGTTGCTAGAAGGGCTTGCAACAGTTGTATTAGCTAAAACCTTACTTGGACATAGGCAAAGTAAAACTATTGCCCAAAGGTAGTTTCTACGGTGGTTGTTGTTGTTGTATTTATGGTGCGATTTATTGTTGTTATTGTGTCTAGTCCAGGAGAAATTATTGATTCGACTAAACTGAAAGGTTGTCCAGAATTTACTATTTTCCATCTAGGCACACCTTCCAACGTAGGACTTGTATATGAAAAATTAATCCCATTAACTGTTTGCGTAGCTTCTGCTGTAGGTATTGAATTAATATAACCATTAACATCTGCACTTTCTATGTTCGTCCCTGAGACACTTAGAGAATACCCTGTCCGAAATTGATGACTTACTATATTTTCTGTTACTACAGATTCTGATTGAGAATTTGTGCTTGAAGATCCTGTACGAAAGGTAGGGACTACTGGATTTGCAAAGGTTTTGACAGGAAATAATATTATTAATAGCAGCCAAAACCTAGTCAATTTGGATAGTTACTGTAGTTGATCCCACGCAGCTAGAACCTGATCCGAATGCACCACTACAAGTATGAACCCCCGATGATAAAGAAGTCATAGCACCTGATCCAAGAGTACCTCCACTACCTATTGTGGTTTGTCCACCAAGGTGTGGTAACGCTGCTATGCCTGACGATGGTGTTACAGCAGAAGGAGTAGCATCACCCATAGTCACCGCTTCAGTTAGTGAAAATGCACTCCCTGCGGTAGTAACTGCCTTATCAGTTTGGATCATGGCTGGCACTCCAGCAGTTAAACTTCCAATGTTTAATCCACCTATAGCCCCAGAGGTTGTAGATCCTCCAGAAGTAACCGAAGGAGTTATGTTTGTTCCTGATATTGAATATGTTGTGCCTAATTTATTCGTAACAGAGTACGGCATATCCACAGTTATCTGTGCAGATGTTGTAAATTTTTGCGTTATATCAGCAAAAGCTGCTGATGGAAAAAGCAATAGTAGTGGTAGTAGTTTTTTCATTGTGTAGTTACCTTAGTCTCTTTATTATCACTGATTTTACCTTCACCATTGTCTTTCTTCTTACCTTTTATAGAAAAACCAAGACTAGCAGTGGAAGCTGAAAAAATACTCGCGATAAAAGTTGGATCAAAATCTACAATTTTTTTACCATTCGGTGTCTCATAATAAGACAATGTTAATAACGTAGCAGACCATAGCAAAACGCAGACCTTAACTATGGTTTCAACTTTACTTTGTTCTTGATCTTCCATGTTTTTTATAAGAAAAAACCCTACTTTGGGTAATAGGGCTTATTGACTTGTGTGAGGAGTCAAGCCAAAATTAGCAAATAATGACATACTTGGGAAGTATATATTACTAAATCAATGATTGCCCTACTAAAACCAATTCTTCTAACCTTTCTCAAGTCCAAAGCAATTCGTCAACTTGCTCTTGATCTTGTTCGTGCCTGTGTAACTAAAACAGACAATGATGTCGATGACAAATTATGCGATATGTTGGAGCAAGCACTATTTCCAGGTAAATGAACCACAAAGAATTTTTCAATGTTCTAGTTGGAAACCCACCACCAGAAATAGAACTTGAAATAGAAATTAAAAAAAGAGAGGTTGAAGGATTACCAGATTTTGTAATGAAACAATATTGCCTTGATCTGGTAAAAGAAAACAAACTGCAAGATATGTTAATCATGGCAGCCATGCAACGTATTACTGAAACAGAAACT